CCCCACTATTTTCTATACTGACACAGAGAGTGGAAAACATAACCAAATCGGGTGCACATTGGGCCCCATCGACATTTGATTCAATGATTTACTTCCATCTCTGATATAGCACTGGTATTAAAATACACAGCAGCACCAACCCATGAAGAAGTGTGCCTAGCTCAAGCTGAAGGGAGTTACCCACATCATATTGAACAGTCGGGACTAACATCAATAAGTAATCCGTAATCGGATGAATCCCATTGATTGAAACACCACACAGCTACCTATGTGATTATCCTGGGTTTGCACCAGAACAGGTGGTCGTTTCACGTAAGTCGTAGATACGGCTTAACAGAATAAGTCTCCTTTTTCCCCCGGAGGAGGATCAGAGATTAAACTGAACACTTCAGGTTTGTGTGCCTGGAGCTACTTCCCCCTATAGGGACGACGGCGTGTCTCGCCTGCCGTAGTCAGTTGGATTAAATGAACGTCCAACTTTATTTTCCGCTGACCAAGCGCTCATCTCAACACCTTGTTGACATGAGAAAGAGTGTAACAAAAGAAAAGCTAGCCTCCCGGGTTCACCACAACACTTACCAAATTTAATCCAATTCAGGATGAACAAGATGGCACATATGGGTACATCGGAAGTGCATCGCAAAAACCACACACTATGAATTGTCAAGTTTGTACATCAGACTTGACTAAACTGAACTTGTTTTACAACCAAGTTGTTGCCTGACGAATCAGGAACCTAGGTCTATTCCTAGGAGGTCCCATAAAAGACCTGGTCCCCTCTAAAGAGAGTACTCGCGTAACACGCATTGTCATTCACTCAGGGTAGGATTCGTACTCAGAAGGTAGCGATCCAGCTTACTAACCAACAGTAGTCCCAGATACTTGAGAGTCTCATAGTTGCTCCGTTTCAAAGGGTCTGCCAGCGTTCTCGCTAGGGCTCCAATCTCTTTTCAGATCCATCCTTACTTGACGACTACCAACGTGCTTTGTCGATAACCTTGTAAAGTAGCTGATTTTAAACTTCAGACTCAGCAAAACTGAACTTGTTTTACAACCAAGTTGTTGCCCTATGTAAACAGGGAACCCAGGTCAATTCCTGGGGGATCTCATATAATGGGATCCGGTCCTCTCTAAAGAGAGTACTCGTGTAACATGTATTGTCATTCACTCAGGGTAGGATACGTATTCAGAAGGTAACGATCCAGCTTACAAGCCAGCAGTTGTCCCTAATACTTGAGAGTCATAGCTCCGTTTCAAAGGGTCTGCCAACGTTCACACTGGGGTTCCAATCTCCTTTCAGTTCCATCCTTACTTGATGACTACCAACATGTCTTATCGATAACCTGTTTGCGTGCTGTTATACTCTGCACAGAGTTATGGGGATTACACATGGTATGCAGCCAAAGGAACTGCTTTTGCAGCCTTTAGCATGTCAGTGATAGACTTGTCTTCCCCAAGAAAACGGTCCTTCCACACAGTTCGAGTGTCAATCTGCCCGTTCTCAGCAACCTTAAAAAGTCGCGTTAAACTGGCAGCGTCGAGAGCTCCTCCTGTCATGGAAGTCCACCACCTTTTCTGACATTCCTTATATGTGGTGGATGGTGGTGGTATCATAACCGCATCGCACGCATCATTGATTCTTTGTAGCAAGTCTCCAAAATATATTTTACCATGTACGCTTGCTTCATATAATGCACTTTCAATGTTTTGATTAAGGGCTTCCACATCATCATCACATTCACGAATCCAATGCAAGCGCTCCTCTATACTAGACTTGTCCAGTGGTGCTTTATACACTGTAGAAATCCTCCCTCCTATGGGTAACCACCTTCTTTTAAGGAATGAAACTGAGGTGATATCCACGAAGGGAACACTCTTCTCTATAGGGTTCTTGGCATCATCCGTATATGTGACCCCAAACTGCGACAAATATGCAGCCACTGACCTTAAATTGTAATACTGAAGGAAGTTCTTATCTACTGAGACAATATTATCATCTCCATAGACGACAACCTTGCAGTAAACATCAAAATCCTTGACAGTAGCTTGAGGGCTAAGAGGAGAGTGGGACACCAAATTCATCCACGCCATTGCGAGATAGTAATAATTCACAAAGGAGTTAAATATGACTGTCATGGCAAAACCTGATGGCATTCCTTGACAGTACTGAAATAAATATTCCTTCACAATTCCCTCTCTATGTATTATACTGCTGATAAGAGCATGGCGTATTCGTGCATTTTCCTCTCCATCATTGTACCAGTTATTGACCACTTGCGTTATGGAGTGGTAGATCTGAGGATCACCAATACCATCAAACTTTGAGTAGTCACCAGCAAAACCCTGTGTAGACTTACTTAGAAAGGCATGCATCAGATCACTCCACTCCATATTTTCAGGGTTAATTCCCACCTGACAAAATAACCTCGTTCTGTTAGTCATCACCATGGCAGCAAAATCGCCAAAGTATTGTCTAAACAAAATGTTGATTTCAGGAGGCAGTATTGTGAAAGTTCTGGTAGCGGGATTCTCATATATTTTCGATAATTTCCTTCTCTCATCTTTTGGGCACTCCACGGTAACCACAACTGGCGCAACTCCTTCCCTAGCATCTTTTAGCATTCCATTGTAGCTCTCAATCAGCCCTGGGTCTTCCATTTCATAGATTGTTTTCCCCGATGAATAAACGCCAGCTTCCTTAAACAGCCACTTCTTACCTTCAGCACCAATGGGCTTCCTCTTTGTGTATGGCCAACCAGACGAGGTGTTGAACTCGATTTGCAACCAATAATCAGATTGATCAATTCCATTGATACCAATTTCCAAATTGTTAACGTTCCGTTTTCTCAGAGTGTTATCCATCCCCTTAAGCAAATTGGACAGATGTTCTTCCACTTCTGTAATCTCATCAATTGGAAATGGCTCAATTCTAGTCCCATATTTCATGGCTGCCTCAAACACTGGATCCCACACACCAATTTTATCATCCGACAAGCGAGGGTCACGTGCATGGAGAATAGATGGCTCAGTCTTAATCTCTCCCACAAGTCCATAAATGCGAGATTTTCTAATTGTTGTTTTGGTAGACGTCATAGCCACATCCTCTTTTCCAACTTTCCCATGGCAACCCAGACTTCCCAAACTTCGCTGGATGCCACATTGCTTTGTTGCAGTTATTACCTTAGGATTTTCATGACCTATTATTGTTCCTCTGGCATCACTTGAGAGTTTCTTAATTGCGTGCCTCAAGTCCTCTTGCACGAGACACTCAGCATACCCCATCGCATGATTCGAGCTAGCAGCAACGTGTATTCCCACCACCTTTCTGACCATCCTTGTAGCAGCTCTTAGTATCAGTCCTCCACAGAAACCCTCCAAGGAGTACATTTGGTATCTCAATCCTGTGGTTATTGTATGATCTGAATTTAACATTTTGTATATTCCGGTTGGGTTCTGGGTGTCTGCTCTAATGCGCTCTATCATGTCCAGTGTATTTACATAGTTGGTGGGGAACCGAGCGTTATACTTTGTTATAGCAAAAGCTCCTGGTCCATCTTGAAATCTGTCCCAATCTGCCACCGTCGGTATCATATCTATCACATTTATAGCTGGTGGCACAGTGTTCCCTAAGTCCCACACTACCAAATCCTGATGTGTGTTGACCAAAGTTACCCTGTCTGACTGGAATCTCAGCTTGATGCATATTGAGAACGATATAAAGTATAAATCGTCATCCTCCTCAAGTGCTTCAATGTAATGAGCTGGACAAACCACATATGTTCCACACAACCGCATAACATTCAGATAAGCCATTCTGCCTGGAGTAACATTTAAGATTACACAACTGATTTTTGTCAGCTGATTCGCTAAAATTCCAACCATGTTTGGATCTTTGTCCAGGCTTTTATGTCCAACTCTCACTTGTTTGATAGCGGTATGATGTGCGCCTTTAGTGGTCATGTTCTGTATGTCCTCTTTACCAGGTGAAATGCCCTTCACAACTTTGACGATCTCATTGTATTTAGCCTCATCGAAGTGAATTGTCTCTCCTGAGGCCATATTGACAGCTTCTGAATCTTCGTCTTCTTGATCAGCAATAGCAGAAAATAATCGAAAGTCAGTTGTGTATTCAGCAGGCCGAACTCCTTTATCAACAACAAATTGCTGCCACTCCTGAATTTCAGAAAGCGTATCTGAGAAGTCCTCTTGGCAGGCCATCTGTTTCAAAGCTTTAGCAAGTCGAGTTCGCCTCAAACTCCTGATCAGCTTAATATGTGGCGTGTTCTCATCATAGCTCACAATATAAGACTCCTTTGTTGCACCAGTTCTTTTCATGGGTACTCTCCTCTTGCTCATATATTTTGTCACATTCTCATCACTTACATGGCACCCTGACATTTCCTTAACCAAACTCTCTTTAGGACTCCGTGCAGACCACTGACGTCCAATTCTGACCTTTGGTAGTCGTTGCCGCACGACATGTCTCGTAACTGTTCCACTTGATTCGTGTGCGCCACTCATTTCTGGGACAAGCTCATCAATTTCTATATCCTCTTCATTGCGTTCAGACTTTGTGAAGTGTGTAATTAACTTATACAAACCGAACCCCATGCCAGCCAGGACACCAAATATTGCCACACCAGTTCCAATTGCTAAACTTGCCTTCGCAGGTTTGGACAAATTCCCAGCGAGCTTACCTTCAAATTCCTTGTACCTCTGAGAAACGCTCATCATGTCAACTCTCATTTTCTTAGCTTGTCGCTTGTTCATTTGCAGAGTTTTAGCCCCAGCTTTAGCACCAACTGCCAGTAACAAAAGAATATATTCGTGTAGTTCTATCGCTTCCTTGTAAACCTCACACTTCTCCTTCCAGGTTGTTGGATCTTTCAGTGAGTCATAAGTTGCTTCAACATAATGTGATAGGAACCTCGTTTTAGTCGACCCAGCTATATTCAATATATTCAAACCTGTCTGTCCTTTTCCATGCAACAAATCATCCCACGCGCCCTCTGGATTAATGTCAATCACTTTGGCATCTTCGACCAAGATATAAAATGTCGTGCCATCATTCACAGCAACGCATCTCCTCTTTTGCAATATTTCAGGATAAATCTTTCGAATACTTGGCCAAACAAAGCAGCTGTATTGGCCTATTTGTGCTCTCTCTTGAGTAAAGAATATCTCCTCTATTTCAAGCTCAGCTTCCTGCACTTCTTCCATGGTGAACAGCTGATGGGACAAGCAAACATTATCTCCATTCACTCCACATCTCAATAAGAAGACCAGGTACAGGAAAATACTCAGAGGGTTCAAATTTTCAAACATTGTTTTCAAGGAGTGCCCATTCACCATCTTAACCTGAGTCTTGTATCTGTTTAAATCCATTTTATGAAGCACCATGCACTTGTATACTGGAATATGTCCATTCTCAATCAAATCTTTATGGAGACTCTGGTAGTGTAGGTCAAAGTTGCAGTCTTCACCTAAGTTGCAGCCACAAAATTTTCTTACCAGATCCTCAAAAGCTAGCACCTTACTAGTTCTCCAGCCATCTAGCCCAACTTTGCCCATCTTCTCAATCTCAGCATTCAGTTGCTTTCCTGTCAATTGCTGTTCATTGAACTTTTGAATCACCTCTGCAACTGTGGGATACAATCCATTGTGCGCTTGAGCCAAGAAATTAAATTCAAGCTCCTCATTCTCTCGGCGGACTGGCTCCTCATAATCACTTCCAGAAAGTTTGGCAACAAGTTGTTTTTGATTTTCCATATAAATAGCTGCGTATATCCTCACAAATTCCATGAAATATGTGTAACTCATGTTCCGCAAATCGCCAGCTCTAAAAGGCACTTTTCCACTCAATAACCTGCTCTCAACGACGCTTATGCTTCTGCCACCCTCATGTATGTCCCCCACAGTGAATGTCAGACCACTAGTCGGATCGTCTGGGAGCATTGGAGAATTAAGATCTCTCTCAACTGTTACTGGCAGATTTATCCTTCTATAGTACGCCTCCTTGGTTTTTATGTCTCCAGTGTCATCAAGATATGTCAAATTCGTACAAGCAACCAAGTACTTAGACAAGCAGTGCCTCCCTTTCTCTTCAACAGCCGCCATTGGAAGTGAATATGGCCTATTTGACTTAATGCCCATGATTTCTGCGTAATCCGATAAGCTTGCAACCTTCGATATGGCACCCAGATCATCGTACACAATAACTGGCTCATGATGGTAGTTGCTCCAATATGAATCTGCGCAACACCGTGTGTAAATCCTGTCCGTGCGTGGTTCTCCCATGAAGTCCAACAGATCATTAATAATTATTGATGCGACAGTTGATTTTCCCACGCCAGGAGGTCCAGTCAAGCACAAGTAAAAGGGATCAATTCTTGGAGTTTTCATTCCTTTATAACTGTAACTGTCATTAAGCAACTCCTCACACTTCTTGCTTGCATCCCTTATTATTGGCAGCATTGGCACCGGCACTTTGTTTCTTTCGAGCAGCTTTGTTGTGATTTCTAGACTCTTATCATACATCAGTCGCACTCGTGTCAACTGCTCCAAGGACCCAAAAGCTTTAAATTTGTTTTCCTCCAAAGATGCCAGTTTCACTTGGGCGACCCAGTCCTTGACATTAAATTCAACCAAATCCTTGAACACACTATCATCAAGTGTGGCACCCAAAAAGTTCACAGCAATAAAACTCGTAAACTTTGAGCACATTTCTGAAATACTCTTGTATCCTGAGGAAATGGACGTTGCAGCTCTATTCATGTTGCCAAATTCAACAAATTTCTCTGCGAGTGATTTGCTCTTCTTCGCGCTGGGTATAGTTCCAATTGTAATCAGACTCACTATCGTTAGTAATACTGTGCAAACTTGTGTCACCACGTTCATGCCTCCTGACTGAAACCAGTCGGGAAAACTCTGAACTTTAGTGCGCACACTTTCGAACAGGCCTGCCAAAGAGTGTTGTCGGCATGAGTCTGATTTGGGCCATAAATTGCTCCACTTTGTAACTATCCACTGGCCTAAGCTCCACACTTTCCCAGCCAAAAATGGGCTCCATATTATCATAGCAACTACTGAGAATCTTTTGAAGAAACTTTTCTTGCTCTTACACGCCCAAAATAATGCTGCCCCAGCTATCAATGTCAGAAGAGTAGCCCAAACATACTTCCCTTTCTTGAATTCCACTATGGCAACCCCTGGAATACTCTCTTTACAAAGGTTCTTTAAAATCCCAATGATGCCATCCTTGTATTTGTCCAGATGCACTAGCTTTGTCTCCATACTGGTTGCTGTTCTGTTTACACTCTCAATAATAGGTGCTATCTGGGCAACTGCGGCTGCAAGTCTCTGTGCTGCTGGACCATCTTTTACGCCAAATGTGTCGTGCGTGAAGTCCATTATGTCGGCAAATTTCTCGCATGTCTTTCTATTATCCAACATCTTTGCCGTCTTTCCAAGATTACTCAAAGAGAAGCACCCGTTGGCGTCACTATTAATTGTTTCCATCTGGGCTACAGCACTGAGCAAAGATTGTACTGAACCACTTTTCTTCATATTGCCTCCCTTTGTTCCTGAGCTCCTGGTGGGCGTCTCCTTTGGCACTGCAGTTCTCAACTTGTTCAAATTGAATGGGCCTTCTAGTCTGTCTGCTGCGATAACCGGCTTCTTGATATCCATGAGCTTGTCACTATATGAGAGTTTCGTAAATGATGCGTTTACCTTTCCTGCCTTAGGTGCAACAGTTCGCACAGAAAACTCAAAATCATCTCCCGCACAAATATCCACACTCACATTAAATTCATCCACGCCTCTATAATCAATGTTCAGAGTTCCATTATAATTCAAAATCCATGACTTGGCATCAGTACCAATCATTGCTTTAGGCACAAATAGACGTGGCGTTCGGGCAGTGTATGGCACCACAAATTCGAATTCGCTTTGCTCGTTATAATTCCAATACTTCACATAAGCTCCAGGCGGTGGCTCCAAATTGGTGGACATAGCAAACTCTACTCCTTCGTCCAGGGAACCATTCGGATCATGCCACAATCTCACAAATCCTCCAAATCTCCTTTCTTGAGAATCCACGTGCAACCTATAACATAGCGATCCCTGCCATTGCACGAACAACTGTGAAAACCAGCTCAATAACGTGTTGTGTTGGGGAAATCCTCTATAGCTCGGCGCCACAGTTATCACGTACGATCCTACCTTCTCCTGTGTTTCTGCACTTTCATCAAAATTCAGCGTCAACAGGTGAGACCAACGTCTAAGCATATCACTGAAACCAGCCCCTACATTGCTTCCAGAGCGCAGGGAAAAACCCAAACTTACTTGCGCTTTCAGCTCTCTCACATTTCTCTGAGCATGTACTCCTGTCAGATATCTGAACTCTAAATCCTTGCCTGGTCCCATCATCACGCAAAAGTTTATTGTGTTGCTAGCGTTTGAGCTCATGACCAGTGTGTCAATTACCACCATGTGCAATCGTGTTATCATGAAATTTTGAGCATACGAAGAAGTGTCAAATAAAGCATCTCTGCACACGAAGGAATCCTCTCCAATTGAATAATATGGCACCTCCAACTCAAAGGTTGTTCTTTCACCATTCAAGAGGCACATAACATTATGATAACCGCTAATTTCCTCAATCGTAAGAGTGTCTTTCCTTTTTGCCACTGGTATTGCTGCCACAAGGACTCGTCCTCTTGTGAACATACTTGCTCCAAAGGTGATTGTAAATTTCAGCGAACCCCTCCAACGCGCAAAAGCATGAGCAATCACGCTAAGGGGAGTCTGTGTAACTAGTCCATCACCTATTAAGCAAGCTGTTGGGTGCACATTCAATTGCAGAAGATTTGAACTTGATGTAGTTGACCATGATCCTGTCGCAACAACGCATCCCAATTCACCCAAATCCGTCAGCTTGTCTACCAGCATCTGAGAAACAACTGGTTGCTTCTTGAGAGAGTAAAAATGAAATTTCACTCCATCAAACTTCACCCAAACGTTCACAGATACTGATTGAGTTGCTGCCTGTGGCGCGTTTAAAACATTCAAGCAACAAATCTTCAGAATACCAATGCGACCAAAAGAGTGCTCACTTCCACTCAAACAAACCGTTGACTGTGTCAGAGGATCCTCCACAGAAAACGTCGTCAAAGAAGAGCTGTGTGCCTCAATCAGAGTGCCTGGCAATCCTGTCAATTGCACTGCTGTAGCAATCCCTTGCCTTGTTGCACATCCACATGCATCCCACGCTGCAAATAAAGTACCTCCATGCATCGGTATACAGGTTGTCGAGATTCTGAATGTCAGACCTGTAGCTTTATAATATTGGAAGTAGCTCATAATATCATTTAGGCGAGAATTAGTTTTCCACAAATCTTCAGGTATGCTTATGTCAGAGAGAACTCTGTCTTGTCCATCTGATACCTTCCATGTAAAGCTCTTAACTAAATACTCACTTCTCACAGCGTTGTACATGTCACTTATATTTGGATCAACTGTTTTCTTCTCACTGTCTGTAAAGGATTGTTCAATCTCATTGTTGACTATGGTTGTCCCAGATTGCTTATGCGCTCTCTCAGTTCTAATCCTCCTGCTACTCACTTTGGGTATTGGCTGTTGTTCACCTGCTAATCCTTCACTTGCTTTTGAATCTTCCTGACGCTGCTCTACTGCCTCCAAGTCCTTCACCCTCTCGTTCAAGGCCATCATAGCTTGCTTTATTGTCTTAATATCTCGTATGGCTTGCACTAATTGTTTCATAGCCTCACTATCCTTAGATCCCTCATGACCTGGTTTCTTGCTCTCCAATTCCTTCAGTCTGCTCTCTATTGGTTTCAACCTCTCCACAATTCTCTCAAAATTTGTCTGATTCATTGCTGTAACTTTATCCATTCCTGCAGAGAGCTTCCTTATTGCATCCCTGAGCATACCCATTCCAGTTTTCGTCTCTGTCTGAAACTCTAGCACATCCTTTTGTATCTCGGGACAGCCTGCACATATTCTGGACTCATCAACAGATGTCTTATTACCTTCTAACCATTCTGCTGTGCCTTTAGCTGCTCCCATGGCAAGATCCAAGGGCCAATCGAATACCTTATGTAGACTGTCAACACAATGTGAGACCCCTTTCAATAATCCACCAAGAGTTTGATTTAAACTTGAACTCCTGGTTTTATTTTGCAAAGCCTCGTCCACAATATCAATGACGTCTTCAGTTTCAAGGTAATCACCGACCCAATTAGACACACTAGCAGTTTCAGAATCATTCTCCTCCCTCATCAAGCGTTGGAATTCTTCGTCGTTGAAACCTGACTGTGCAACACACTGCGTTCTCTTAAGGTGCAATTTAATTGGGCTCATCCGTAGAGTGCCATTGTAAAATCGTTTATGCATCTCCATAAATTCCACGTTGCAGGCTATATTAACTCCAACCATTCCACCAAAGGACACTATTATCCCAATCTTTCCATCAGTAGAGCTCAATCTCCCGTGATACAGACACACGGTGAGGAAATGCATAAGCATTGTGCGATTCAAATATAACTCAAAACCGTACTGGTTTCGCACCACAAAATCATGATCACACTTTTCGCTCTCCAGCGGACCAACACATGGATGCTTCAGAGTCCAATCTTCACTAGTGATGGAACTATCATCGAATTCGAGCCAATTGGGTAGTTCCCTTTTAACCATGTCCACATGAACTCCATCAACGCCTGGAAAACCGTTAACAGCTGCAATCACCCTTGCTGTTGCATCATTTACTTCAATAAAATCATCCGCATAATGAGCATGTGATGCCAACCAACATCCTTGTTCTTCTCTCAGGGTGAGAAACTTCAATAGTAAGATCAGCGGTATCGCGGACCTAGCGTTCGTTCCCTGGCAACTGGCGTTACATCTCGTGCACGTGGCGTTCCAATGTGCATTCTCGTCATCAAATCCGGTAATGTGTCCTCGTTGCGCGTCACCAACGCCAAAACACTCAAAAAGATGTTTAACATTGTCACACATAACCCAATCACAAGTAGCAGGGGTAGTCTTAACACTAATCCCAGCATTTGAAGAAAGCAACTCAACATATTCACAGCTAACCCGATTATTAGCAACCACCTCTGCATCTATAACTTTATTTGAAGAAAACAAAATGGCGCTACTTAAAAGTTGCTCACCAGAACAGTGAACTAATCGGCTAAGAGAGCGCCTGTTATGGAAATATTTATTTTGTTTTTGGAATTTGTCTAAATTGAAGAGAAACAGACAAAAAGAACAAAATCTACTACTAGAACATACAGAAAAGCAGCCCCAATGAAGGCAAGTGCCTCCACTCCTCCAAAGAGCACGAGAATCAGAAGAAAAATGACTATCTGTGGCCAAATAAGCAGCTGTATCAGTTGCTCCCTCCAATACTCCTTTACCTCTGTCACACTCGGGACAGGGATCATCCTTATCCAAGTGGAAGTCGTTGTTGCACACAGGGACCCAGTTTTGAGATTCACCAGGTTTGAATAAAGCTTCCACTGGAATGCAAATGCCGTTCTCCCCAAAAGGAATATAATATCCTCCTGGGAACTTCAGATCGTGATCTTGGTTGTTGTTGTTGTGCAATTCACTTGACATCATGAAATTAAGAGGTGTTCCTTTGGCTATGATCTACTATGTGCTTGTGGTACAGTGAGATATGCGGATCCCCAAAAAGTCTACTACCAGTTTCAAACCAACTCAGCGTTAGAGCAGCAGGTTACCGGCGGGTTCCTTCAACTCAACAAACTCTTGCGCCAACGCGTCTTACTGCGTATCGACTTACCGCACTTGCGACAAGAGTAATCGAATATCCAGATTAACCAGGCCGGGCCTGTCAATCCACTGGGTTCAAACTGAATGGGTCCAACATAACTATGTATTTTCCTCACAAACTAAAGTGACTTAATCCCCTAAAATAGGTTCTGTCACACCATTTCAACCATGCCTCAGGAGCGCCAAAAGGGCTTTTAGCCAGAAAACTCCATGAGCATGAATGAAAGAAGATATCC